GTGGACCGCCTCCTTGCCCGCCACGAGTCCGGAGATCTCGTAGTGGATAACGAACTCGCCTGTGAACGTGAGGTTGGGCGTAACGCCCGGCGCCGCCTGGATACAGATCGCGCCCTTGATGGGCATCGTGTTGGCCACACTGGTTTGGAACTCCACGTCCGTTGGCGTGGCAGGGAAGTAGTTGACCTGGGCCACACAACCGCGATACGGCATGACGCGCGTACTGGGGTACGCGTAGGCGTCGGACAACGAAGTATCGTTGAGGTCGGCGGCTGCGCACGAAACGACGTACAGCGTCCCACCGGAGGTCAGGGCCGGGGACGTGTCGGAAATCTTCAAGCCACCACCGACAACGCGATACTGTGCGAGGTCCAAGCCAAACGCAGAGGAGTCGAACGGTGAGTTGCTCGTATGCGCCTGGTCGGTGCATCCGTCGAACAGCGTCGAGGAAGTGTCGGTCGTGCCAGCGATCGAGGTGTACACGGGAATGGCGTTGTTGGCAACGGCAGCGAACGGGTTGAACGTGGCATAGCCAAATCCGTTGGTGCCAACCACCCCCGAGAACCTCCCACTGACCGTCAGACGACGCACGGGGAACGCTTTGTCGTCGGGGATGCACGCACCACGGGCCTTGATGTTGAAGGGATCCATCAACGCGAGCCCGTACTCGATAGCGCACTGGCTGATGTGCACCCGTGCTTTCATGGCGCGCGCCTGGCCCCTCTTGCTGCTCTTGGGCTTCTTGCCCTTCCCCTTGGCCTTCTGCTTCTTGTTGTTGGCCATGCTGTTGTTGTTGTTATTTCTTTTTGCGAATATGGGATCCCCCAGCAATTGGGCGACTGTACATCCGCGCGAACCGTGGGCCGACCCGTGCAGTCTGTCGGCATTTACTACGTGGGAAACGTAGACTTAGCACGGAAGTATTAAGGCAGTTGCCACCGTTTTGGGCCATTTAATCGCGCGAACCCCATGGACTGTTTAAGACTGGCCCAGTCCCCGAGTTTAAGGCCTTCGGAGGCCACCATTCGCTAGAGGCAGGCATTCCACCATGCCCGCGTCCAATCAACATCCACGTCACACTCAAACGGGTTGTTGATGAACCAGGATTCCATCAAACGCTGCTCTGCCGGTGAGATTCCAAAAGCCCGGCAAAACGACGCTCGACAGGTGCCCGAAGGCTCCCGGTCCGCGCGCTTGCGACACCCGGCAGAGAGTTGTTTAAACCCCTCACCAAGCATCGCACTACGTGCCCCACGCACGCCACTATCCATCCAGCGGTACATGGCACCGATGACGGGCAGGTCACTCGCAAG